TTTTGTTTTATTAAAGCAACTCGGCTTTTGCCTAAAGGTTCTAAAATCTTATTTCTTGCTGAAACTAGTCAAAGAAAGTTTGACTTACATAAGGATATAACATTCTTTAAGAAATTATTTAAGTATGATTTATTAAAAGAACATGAATTAACTTTTATGTGTTATCAATCAGCTTATAAACTACAACAAACAAGTTGGGATTTAGTTTGTGCTGATGAGATTCATATGAGTTTTACTCCTGAGTATAGTAAATTCTTTAAAAACAATAGTTACAAACACATCTTAGGTTTATCTGCAACAGTGGATAGAACTACTAAGTATGTTGATGAAGAGGGTGTAGAGATAAGTAAAGGTGACATGGTAGATTTATATGCTCCTATATGTTTTAAGTATACACTTAATGACGCAGTAGCAGATGGAACTACTAAGAAGCTTCGTATCTTTATTATCAATCATCATTTAGACTATGAGAAGAAAGTAGTTGCTGCAGGTACTAAAGCTAAGCCATTCATGACTACTGAGAAAGCTGCATATGATTATTGGGATTCAGAGTTTAAAAGAGCATTATTTTTACCTGATGGACAAGCTAAAACATTTAAGATTAGAAATACTTCAGCAGCTCGTGCTAAAGTATTATATACATTATTTTCTAAGGTAGAGTCTGTAAATAAATTACAGACTGCCTTGGAAGGTAAAACTCTAATCTTTGGTAATAGCATTGATACATTATTATGTGTAACTAAGAATGTTATTAGTAGTAAGAATAAAGATGCAGAGAATGAAAAACTTAGGACAGATTTTGACAAAGGTAAAATCAAAACTATAGGTTCATTTAAAATGCTTAAACAAGGTGCTAATCTTAAGTCTTTAGATAATACTATCATCATGTCTTACTATAGTAAAGAGTTAGATATGATTCAAGTCATTGGTCGTCAGAGAGTTACTGACTCAATAGGTAATGTATTTATCTATGTAACTGCTGGAACTCAGGAAGTTAAATGGTATAAAACTGCAATGGAAAATATAAATAACTATGAAGAAATCCACTGTGCAAACACGGAAGATTGTATCTACAAATACAAGGAGCTTATCAAACAAGATAAACAAGCAGAAGAAGAAAAATTTACAGAAAATTAGTAACTTTGAATACCTATCTAAACTAGAAAGTGAGGATAGGTATTTAACTTATAAAAATCTTGGTTATGTTTAAATTATTTATTATTTTTACAGTCTTATATATAATAGGTCGTTTGAATGAATGGCATATTAGAAAAATAAGATTTGACGGCATTTACTTTTATTATACAGTAAGGATATGGAATCCTGCGTATAATGAATGGCAAGGAGAAATCCGCAGAATTTGTTTATGGAGGTATAATAATAATGACCTTCCATATTAATAACTTAATTTTTATACAATGAATATAAACATAGACTCTGAAAGTCTTGCTGAGAAGGATTTGAGTCCTAATGAATATTGTATATTGGCTTGTATTAAAAATGGCAAGAATCCTAAAGATGTGTTTTGCTGTATAGCAGACTCAGTCTATATTACTCTTGCAGGTACAGCCTATTTGAGAGAAGATCCTTTTGATGAGTCAAATTATCCATATAAATTGACAGGAGAAGGTTTAAAATTATTTGAAGACCCAAATGACTTTAATGCATTTGTAGAGGAATATAGAAATTTATTCCCTAAAGGCTTAAAGTCTGGTAATGGTACTCCTATTAGAGGAGATAAGCAAGGTGTAATTAAGAAGATGGAATGGTTTTTACGAACTTATCCTGAGTATTCTAAATCTACAATCCTTGCAGCAACTAAATTATTTATACAGCAGATGGAGCGTAGAGCTTATGTATATATGACTCAAGCAGATTACTTTATTCAGAAAGAGAATGGTAGTAAGCTTGCAGCTATGTGTGAGGAGTTTGATGCTAAAACTGCTAATATGGTAACAACAGGAGAAAGAAGAAGATGAGTATATTCAAAGCTGTAAAGCACCAAATTAAAAAGAATAAACAGGTTAGATTAGATGGGGGGTATACTTGTGTACCCTTCATCTTAATGCCTAGCTTAGGTGAAATTTTACCTGGTGTAGAGCAAGAGAAATATTACATTGTAACTGCAAATAGTAAAGTCGGTAAGACTAAACTAGCAGACTTCTTATTTGTCTATAACCCATATGAATTTGCATCTACTGTAGAATCTGACATTAAAGTAAGGATTTTCTATTTTTCTTTAGAAGTATCTAAGGAAGAAAAGATGGCTCAATACTATAGTTACAGATTGTTTAAAGACCATAACATTGTTATATCTCCTGAAAAGTTAAAATCAAGATTTCAAAATTATATTTTAGAAGATTCAATAGAAGCTTTGATAGATTCATATGATGATGAGATGGAAAGATTCGAGTCTATGGTTACCTTTATAGACAATATAAAAAATCCTTACGGTATTTATAAGTATGTTAGGGATTATGCCTATAAGAATGGTAGACATATTGACAAGAATAGTGTAACTATTCCATTAGAGAATTTAAATAGTAATGTAGCAGAGATAAGAGATAAAGCTAATTTATCTATTGTAGACTACATTCCTAATAATCCTAATGAATATGTAATTGTAATAGTAGACCATTTGAGTTTGTTGCATACTGAGAGAGGTCAGGATTTATGGACAACCATGTTTAACTTTAGTAGCAAGTATTGTCTTGCTATGAGAGATAGGTGGAGATACATTCCTGTTGCTATTCAGCAGCAAGCAGCAGACCAAGAAAAACAACAATTTACTTTTAAAGGTGATAGTGTAGTAGCTAAGCTTAGACCAAGTCCTGATGGTCTAGCAGATTGTAAACTTACTCAGCGTGACTGTAATGTAATGCTAGGTTTATTTGCTCCTCATAGATATAAGATAGAAAACTATGAAGGATATAATATAGATAAACTTGGTGATAGTTACAGAGAATTATGTGTAATGTTAAATCGCAGTGGTTCAGGTTTTATAAATTTAGACTTATATTTTAATGGGGCTTCTAACTTCTTTAAAGAACTTCCTTCTCCCGAAAAGATGGAGGAAAAAACATACAAAGCAATCCAATCAACAATCTCCTCTGCAAGATAAAGAGGTATATCCTTTCAAGACTAACATTACTAACTCCTTTAAAAATCCTCCTCCTACAGATGAGCAAATTAAAGAAGCTATGGATAAGTTAGATAGTATTGTAAATAGAATGCAAAGTGATTTTATGAAAAATAGAACTCTTATTGACATTACTCCTACTACTACTTCAATAGTACAAGTAATGTCTGATCAAGATAAGATTCTAGATGTTATTAATACTATGCCTGATAGATTAAAGACTAAAGCATTAGATATTTTAAGCACTCCATCTAAAGAACATGCTATATTTATGAGCTTGTTAGATGATGCTAATGAAAGAAACTATGCTATTCTTTTAAATCATTTAGGAGATGAAGAAACTGAACCAGGATTATTACTTGTAACCTCTACTGACCAAGATGCAGTATGTGGTATGTTATCTGAAATATCTAATATAACTTATGAGGAAGCCAAGAAAAATTTTGAAGGTCCAGGACAGGAGCATTGAGCAAATGATTATAGACCAATGTTCTGAAATAGAACAATTGCTTGTAAAAAAAAACATTGCTTATAATAACTCATTACATACTGAACCTCCATTATTTCCTATTGATACTATTACTGGCATACAAGCTAGAATAAATGATAAACTAAATAGGATTAAACAAGTAGGTTTAACTGATGAAACAGAAGATAGTGTATTAGACCTAATAGGTTATTTAATACACTTAAGAATAGCACTTAAATTAAATAAATAATATGGTAACAATCAAAGATGCTGCATTGAGTAATTACTCAATCAGTGAGAATCATGAAGGTGTACAAGTTCTTAATGAAGAAGGAACTAGTATTGCTACAGTAGACAGTTTAGAACAAGCTCTACAAACTATTGCTAACCGTCTATTCTTAGAAGGAGACGTAACATGTTCATTACATGAATATGGACAAAAGAAGCGTAGAATTTTTGAAAGTATTATTGCTGCACAAGAAGGTAGAAACAATCAACCTGATATGCAACAAGTAATTTCATTTGACGAGCAAGCTAACTAATTATGTCAGATTTAGCAAAGCAAGAAACTCAAAGTGTACTTGTTCCTCAGAATGAGATGGAGCAATTACAGTTACTTATTGACTCTAAAGTATTACCAAGCAACATTAAGACTATTCAGCAAGCCTTTGCTGTTGCACAATTTGGTAAAGACTTAGGTATGAAGCCTATGCAAGCCTTTCATCAAGTCTATTCTATTCAAGGTAGATTAGCATTGAGTTCTAAAGGTCTTGGCGCATTATTATGGGCTAATGGTATACAATACAAGACCATTCAGGATTTTGAGAAGATTACAAAGGAAGATGGAAAGACAGACTTTGTAACTACTATTGAATTTTATCGTGGACAGATTGTAGACAGAGCAAGTTTTGCTTGGTCAGATGCTG